GCGCTACAACATCACTCGCACCGAAAACGGTGTGAAGGATTTGACTTCCGGCACCGATGGCACCGTGTTCGGTTCGGAACTGTTCGAAGTCACCGGCACCTTCAACGCCAACATGGGTTGGGGCGATTTCATCAAGATCAAGGACATTGGTTCGGCGCGCGAGAGCAAGGCGCTTCTCGGCGCGGCAACCTCGATGGCTGAAAGCATCGACGCCTACATTCTCGGCATCGCCACCAACGCATCGGCTGATTGGCTGGGCGATGGTCAATCCTCGATTGACGAGTGGGTGGACGCGGCTGCGGCCTATGCTCGCCTCAAGGAAAATGGCGTTGGTGACAACGATCTTTCGTTCATCATGAACCACACTGATGAATACAAGCTGGGCGACCAGATCGTGAAGCTGCCTGCACCGGACAACCTTTCGACCACGACCTATCGTCGAGGCTTCTCCGGTGAACTGGCGGGCCACAAGACGATGTTCACCAACCAGCTTCCGGTTCTCACGACCGGGACGCGGCTTGCGACGGCAGAGGCAACAGTCAACGGCAACAATCAGAACGTCAACTATGTGACTGTCGCCAAGGCTGGCACGGTCAATGGTCGCCGCATGACGCAGACGCTCGTTCTGAACAACGCAGGCACCAAGACCTACAGGAAGGGTGAAGTGTTCACGATCCCCGGCGTGTTCGCTTACGACAACCGCAAGCAGGCTCCGGTTACTCCGGCACGTCTCCAGCAGTTTACCGTGATCGAAGACGCCACTGCGAGCGGTGGCAATGTCACGCTGCGGATTTTCCCGGCGATCATCGTTCCGGGATCGGGCACGGGCGACAACATCAACATCAACACCGCTCATGCGACCGTTACGGCGGCTCCGGCCAATGGCGCGGTGCTGACCTTCCTTGGCGCTCCGAGCACTACGCTTTCGCCGCGCGTGCTGATCCAGAAGGAAGCTATCGTGGTCAACACCGTGCCGCTGATCCTTCCGGCCTCGGACACCTCGATGCGTCGTCGCCTGTCGAAGATTCCGCTGACTGTCCGCATGTGGCAGCACAGCGATTTCTATACCGGCGCACACGGTGTCCGCTTCGACGTGGCGTTGAACACCAACGTCCGCGAGCGGATGCGCATCGCGCGCTTCAACGGTTCGTAACAGGCTCGTCGCCTGGCGTTCTCCGAGGCGAATTGAGAGCGCCCCTGTCGATACCCGCTCGGCAGGGGCGTTTTCGCCAGAGAAAAGGGTCTGAAAGGTGCTTTCCATGTCTTTTGTTCGCGAACGCTTTAATCCTCGCCCTCTTGGGGTAAATGCCGTGGCAGCGATCACCGGAATTTATCTAGGCGGCTTCCTTGCCAAGACTTCGGGCACGATTTCGATTGTGACCAAGGATTCGACGGGCCTCAATGATGTGACGATTGTTGATGCTGTGCCTGTAACAGCAGGTGTCTATACGCCAATCCCGATTGTGGTGCAGACGCCTGGCTACACAGTCACGCTTGCGGATGGAGCCAGCGGAACGCTGATGATCTGACATGATTGCATCGATTTGGGCAGGGCAGCAATGGGCGCATCATAATGAGCCACCAATTTCGAACTGGATACTCGCAACGGGAATTTGGGACGACACAGGCATTTGGGATGATGCCGCAGTTTGGATAGATTGATGGCACAGCAGAACATCAATGCAGGCGATACTGGAGCAGTGGCAAGGACAAAGATCAATGCCAACGCGACCGAACTCTATACCGCCACAAGTGCGCTCAATTCCAGTGTTGCCGATCTCGAGACTACCACAAGTGCGCTCAATTCCAGTGTTGCCGATCTCGACGCTAATACGCAGAAAATTGGAGAACCTGTCAATCTTGTAGCTACAAATCCCGCAGCACCTTCCGCCGGATCGGTTACTCTTTTTCGCAAGTCTGTAGGAGGCAGGCAATTGCCTGCATTTATTGGCCCTAGCGGGTTAGACAGCGCCTTGCAGCCCCTGTTGGCCCGCAACAAAGTAGGATTTTGGTGTCCTCCGGGTAACGGCACGACTGTGCCGGGTGTATTGGGTTTTACGGGCTTTTCTACCATAGGCACAGCGACCGGGCGCAACGTGGCGACCACCAGAATGTTCACGCGGATGCGCAGGCTCGGCTATGTCAGCGCAACAACTGCAGGTTCATTGGCTGGTGCACGGGTCCCAGCGGCACAGATCACGTTGGGAACTACGGCTAGCGGCATACCGGTAGGTGGATTTTTTAAAGTCATTCGTTTTGGATGCTCTGACGCGGCCACAGTGGATGGCGCTCGGCAATTTGTTGGAATTTCTGCTTCGGCTGCCGCTCCTACCAATGTCGAACCTTCAACCTTGGTCAACTCGATTGGAGTAGGTCATGGTGAAGCAAACACTAATTTATTCCTTTATTGGGGAGGTTCCGCAGCACAGACTCCCATTGATCTTGGAGCTAATTTTCCGGCAAATACGCTTTCAGTTGATGTATATGAGTTGGCATTGTTTTGTGCTCCCGGAAGCGCAGAAGTTAACTGGCAAGTAACTCGGATTAATACAGGCCATGTCGCTTCGGGCACCTTGACAGGAACATTGGGAACGCAATTGCCTAGCGTCACGACATTGTTGACGTATTCGCAAAACTGGCGCAGCAATAATGCAACAGCTTTGGCAGTTGGTCTCGACATTTTTTCAGACTATATCGAAACAGATCAGTGACAAGGAGAACACCGCATGTCTGAATTTCCCAAGTGGTTTTATGGCCCGAACGATCAGGCCAGTATTTTCGATGATGCCAAGAGTGTTCCGGCAGGCTGGCAGGATCATCCGTCCAAGGTTGTTGAACTCAATGACACCATCGGCACCGAATCTGCACCGAAGCGGGGACGCAAGCCCAAGGTCGTGGAGCACGACCTCTAATCGAAAGGAAACTGCCATGAAGAAGTGCGGAAGCAAATCCGGCCCGAAAGGGATGGCAAAGAGCATGATGAAGGGCTACAACAAGCCCATGACAAAGTCGGGCATGAAGAAGACCACCGCTCGCCGCAAGTAAGTATGGAGCGCCTCTGTGACCCTAGTTTCGTCGATCATCAATGACGCTTTCCGAGAGGGGAACATTCTCCCTCTTGGCAGAGCGCCGAACGAAGCACAGGAGACAGAGGCGCTTCGGCTTCTGAACCAGCTTTTTTCCACGATCTACGGAGATGAAGCAGGCGAAGCTTTGCAGGACTGGCCGCTCGGCAATTTCGGACGCGAAAGCCCGGTTTACGATCTCGGCTGGACAGAACAGCAGATCGACCACCCCATGCTCAACTCTCGGCTGATCGCAGTCAACGAGCAGCCCAAGACACTCTATCTGTCGCTCCAGCCGCAGGACGGCTCCCGCATGGCGATTGCCGACCCGTTCGGGCGACTGGCCTCTGTGCCTGTCACTCTCGACGCCAACGGACGGACGATTGAGGGCGCACCGACCCTTTTGCTCGACACCGATGGGCTTTACGCAGAGTGGTTCTATCGCGCCGATCTCGGCAACTGGATGAAGCTTGTCGGCGTGGTCGAAACGGATGAAATGCCGTTTCCTGCCGAGTTTGACATGTTTTTCATCATGCTCTTGGCGATGCGGATCAACCCGCGTTACGGACGGGCAATGGACCCGCAGAGTCAGGCAATGTATCAGAACGAACGCCGCAAATTTGTGTCGCGTTACTTGCAATCCATGCCGCTTGAAATCCTCGACGATATTTCGTGGCCGTTCATGTCTACTCAAGCTTATGATCAGCAGCGCGAATTTTCATCCAATCGCGCCTTCCGGCGGGGCAGTTATTTCTGGGGTAGGGGATAATTTGTGCCTGACATTCCTCTTGCCCGTAGTGATTATTTCCGAGGCGTAGCCAAAGAGGCGCGCATCCGGACGCGCAATCGGTATTTCGAAGAAAATCCTGTCCTGACCACGACGCAGGCGGCATTGATCTCGCGCCCCGGCATGAGGCGTTGGCTGGAAGTCGGATCGGGACCGATCAGAGGTGTCTACAGCCAGCCGGGAAGCTTTGACGGCGATTTGTTCGTGGCGTCAGGGGAAGAGATATGGCGCGTGAAGCCTGACAAGACAGCAACCTTCATCGGCAATCTTCCCGGTCCTACTCGTTCGCCTGTCGAAATGGTCGCCACAGGCAACATCGGGGAAACACCCGCCTATCTGTTCGTGACGGGCGGCGGCACGCTCATGTGCTATGCCGAGGACGGCTTTGCAAGCGGACAGTTGACCGGCACTCCGGCGAATAATGACGTAGTGCGGATCGGAGACACCTATTACCGATTCACCAGCGGCAGCGTGGATGCAGGCACACCGGCAGGCACGGTCGGTAGTCCTTGGCTGGTGGCTTTGGGAGGTTCACCTGGTCAGGCTTTCGACAATCTGCGCAAGGCCATCAATGGTATAGGCACTCCGGGAACGGACTACAGCACAGCCCTGATCGAGAATATGCAGGTGCAATCCGTAGACAGCACCTCCAGCAGTGTAACGGTCCGGGCGCTGGTCGCAGGGACCGTAGGTAACTCGATCATCACGACAGAGACAGGTGCAGCACTGGCGTGGGGTGCAGGGACGTTGACGAACGGCGGGAATCCGACTTGGTTTCCTATTGTCACACCTGACGATGTAGGTATCATCAGTCTTGGTTACATCGCGTCTTACGTTGTGGTCGTTCCTGCGCAAGGCGAAGGCATCAATGGGCGATTCTTCTGGATTGAGCCGGGAGAAAGCACCATTGATCCTCTCAACTTTGCGACGGCGGAACGTGCGCCTGATCCGATCTATCAGGTGAGGGTGTTCGGCGACCAGTTCTGGCTTCCCGGTGCAGCCACGACAGAAGTATGGTATTTTACCGGCGATTTCGACGCGCCTGTGGCTCGTCTGCAAGGTGTGACTTTTGATCGAGGCACTTGGCCGGGAACGGCTGTGCAAATCAAGGAAAGCATGGTGATCGTTGACAGTGATGGCGGCGTGTTCCAGATCGCGGGCGGATTGAAAAGGATCAGCCGTCCGGATATCGAGGAACGTATTCGCAAGGCCATCCAGTTTCAGTCAAATTCTTAGGAGTAGTTGCGATGACACTTCAATGGGCAGACTTTCCTTCCGGAGAACAGGGACTTTATGGCACCCAAGGCAACCGGATGCTCGACGGCACTCCGTGGGTGTTTGTGGCAAGCTCTCCGGTTTCAAACGCTATTGCCGCTGATCCCGATCCTCTGATCGGCGCGAATGGTCGTGTCCTCAGACACAGAGCATTGCTTGGTTCGACAGTTGCCACGCGACTTGCATTGACCTCTCCCGATGATGTTGTAGGGGTTGCCCATAATTTCTACGCTTCGTCGCTTCCTCTGACAGCTACCCCTTTTCTCGCATTTCTGACGACAGGAAATGTCCTGCGCTACCAAGTCAGAGTTCGACCCAACGGGGGACTGGAAATCACGAGGAATACGACAGTTGTAGCGACTGCCGATTTTCCGATCATTCTCGCAAATAGCTGGAACCTGATCGAAACTCTTGTTGATATTACCGCAGGAACAGTTGAGGTTCGCAAGAATGACCTGACTGTTTTGTCTTACACAGACCCCACCCCTTTCACAGGAACGATTGGCCTTGTAAGTTTTCCTGATGCTAACGGAGGCGAGTCAAATTTTTTTTTCAGCAAGAATATCGTAGTCTACAATGGTCAAGGGTCTTCCTTCAACACATTTCAGGGCAATGTGATTGTCACCGATCTTCGACCTGACGAAGACGTAACCCTTGGTGGCTGGACGACTTCGACCGGCACCGAAGCGTGGCCTTTGCTGGATGAATCGCCTCCTGATGATGCGGATTATATCGAGGCAGGGCATTCGCCTTTGCCTTCTCCTGCCGAAGTGGAATTCACTTCGCTGCCGCCTGATGTGACTTCAATTCGTGGACTGATTTCGATTACTCGGTCTCGCAAGACAGACGGTGGCGACGGGAATTTGCAGACCAGTCTTTCGCCGGATGGCACAAACTATGATGCGGGAACGGACAATCCTGTCACCACTACGCCGACCTATCGCTATGACGTGAGCCAAGTCAGTCCCGCCACGACTGCGGCTTGGTCTCCTACGGAGGTGAATTCGATCCGGCAGCGTTACGACAGGACTGTGTAGCATGGCGCTCACGCCGCAAGTCAGGCTCACACAGACAGCAGTCCGATCTGTTGCGGTCGGAGATAGCGACCTGCGCCTGTCTCAATCTTCCGTGCGTGTCGTTTTCAACATTCCGACGCAGAGCGTGGAAGTCTCGCAATCTTTGGTTCGGCCTGTCGTAGGCAAGAATGCCACCGGATTGAGAGTTTCTCAATCGGTCGTGCGTGTCGTTTATCGTGGGCGTCTTGAAGATACCATTGTTCGTGCGTGGACCTTCACGCTCGACGGGCACGACTTCTATGTGCTGCGGCTCAATGAAACAGAAACGCTGATCTA